AAGACGCAGCTTGTCAATCCGGTACCCGTCAGTGACATCACTGACATCGATGAATTGCAACGTCGTTTCACGACTGCTTCGTTGCTCAAGCGAAACGCGACGACGAGAAAAGGGTTCCTCGAGGACGCGATGCACCGTCACTGTGCTCAGGCATGGGATGCAAAGAAGAAGCAACGAATGGTTCGACGTTATGTTGCGTCTGATAACGTGATCATGCAGAATTCCACGCTCATCGATGAACTGCAACACCGCCTACAGGAGATCAAGGGTTCATTAAAGTGAATGTTGTTTGGCATTCACCGGCGATGGACGTGTTGTCATCCTTCGACGATGAAGTGATCGATCTTGTGTACATAGATCCTCCGTTTGGCACGGGATCGTGCCAGCGTATGAATCGCCGGAAGAACGGCGAGATCATTTCGGAGATGTCGTATAGTGATACCGTAACTGGGTACATCGACGTCCTGAGGGCCCACGTAGGTGAACTAATGAGGATTCTCAAGCCGACGGGTATGTTGTACCTGCACCTCGATCGACACAACGTTCACCGTGCAAAGGTGATGTGCGATGACCTAATCGGCGAACAGAACTTCATCAACGAGATCATCTGGAGCTACAACTTCGGCGGTCGAGGCAAGGATCGCTTCGCGCCGAAGCACGACAATATCTTAGCATACGCAAAGGATGCAAATCAACACATCTTCAACCTCGACGAGGTCGATAGGATTCCTTACGTTGCGCCTGAGATGCAGTACGTTGGAAGAGAACGCGACGAGGCAGAGAAGCGGATTGCGCTCGGTCAGGTTCCGACTGACGTGTGGGACATTCCGATCATTGGGACGGCATCAAAGGAGCGCACAGGATATCCAACGCAAAAACCGCTGAAGCTTGCTTCGAGGATCATCACCGCTTCATCACCGAAAGGAGGGATCGTTCTTGATTGCTTTGCAGGGTCAGGAACGACCGGTGCAGCAGCACATAAGAACGATAGGCAATTCGTTCTTGTCGACGATAACAAGCAGTCGATCGACGTGATGAAGAAGAGGTTCGAAGGAATCGAGGTGGAATGGCTATGATCGGAAACATCGCCGTCTTTCCAGGATCGTTTGATCCAGTGACGTACGGTCACATTGACGTAGTTTCTCGTGCCATGTCAATGTTCGATTACGTTTTTGTCATGGTCGGTAGGAACACAAACAAAAGCTACCTCTTCAACGATGCAGAACGCGGCGGAATGTTATTGAGTTGTTTGGCATATGCTTCAAACGTTCGTATCAGCGTGTTCGATGGATTGGTTGTCGATTTTTGTCGTAGCGTCGGTGCTAAAACGATAGTTCGTGGTGTTAGGAATTCGAACGACGTTGAGTTTGAGATGCGAGCGTCGTACGTAAACAACGACGTTGCGTCCATAGACACGGTGTTCTTTCCAACTCGATCAACGTTGGCGTACGTTTCATCGTCGATGGTAAAGGAGCTAGCCTGGCACGGGGTCGACGTTAGCGGTTACGTACCACCGGTTGTGAACGAAGCGATCAAACTGGCCTATAAGAAAAAGCATGATTGACAAAGCGGCCGAGGTCGGTGGCATCTTTTCGTTGCTTGTCTTCGTTCACTTCATCGCTGATTGGGTTTTTCAATCGCACGACTCAGCAATCAGAAAATCAAAGGATACATGCGTTCGAGCGGTACATTGTTGTGTTTACGTGGCGTTCTTCATCGTTCCAATTGGTTACTATTACTACGTTCGATCAACGTTACCATTGTATTACTCAAGAACGTTGTTGTTGTCATTGGTGACGCTGTTATGGGTGAGTCACTTCATCATCGACTCGTATGTTATAACGTTGCTTTGGGCTAAGCACATCAGGAAGTCCATTGCGTTCAATGCTGGCATCACAGATGAACAAGCGTTTGCTTATATGTTTAGCACGCCTGTTGGTGCAATACTCAACATCACGATCGATCAGTTACAACACGTTGCCGTTCTAATCGTTGTCGCGGTTGCGTTGGTGTTCTTTCAATGAAACCCGGTGACCTCATTGAATGGGTGTATAAATCTGATTCTCAATCAGTTAATAAGCATGAGGAACTTTGGTCGACACCGCTGCGTCGCTGGGTTCCAATTGGTATTCAACCTGCGATCCTCGTTTCGATCACCGATGAGTTTTATTCTTGGTTGACAACAAGAGGGTTATTCCATGCACATGTTCTCGACGTCGATGCAAGTCCACGCTTCGGTCGCGGGCCAGCTATCGTTCCACGCGTTATCGGAGAACATCGATGAAACCAGGTGATTTGATCGAGTGGGTGTATCAATATAATTCTCAACCCGTTGATGAGAATGCCCAACTTTGGTCAACGTCGATGCAACGTTATATTCCAATTGGTGTTCAACCCGCCGTTCTCATTTCAATCACCGACGAGTTCTACACGTGGTTGACCCAGAAGGGGTTGCTCCACGTGCATGTGGATGACGCGAAGGCTCCAGTGAGATATCGAATTACCTCGTTGGTTGTTCCACGCGTTGTAGGATAACATTGATGAAACCAGGTGATTTGATTGAATGGGTGTATTCTAATTCTCAACCCGTTCTCGAAGATGAGAAGCTTTGGTCGACGCCGATGAATCGCTGGGTTCAAATCGGTGTTCACCCAATGATGCTCATTTCGATGACAGACGAATTATACGTGTGGTTGACACCTGATGGGTTGTTCAACGCACGTGTGGCTGACACCGGTGGCGTCATAGCTGGCGAGTATGGTGTTTTTCCACGCGTCGTCGGAGAACATCGATGAAACCCGGTGACCTCATTGAATGGGTGTATAAATCTGATTCTCAACCCGTTGATGAAGATGAGAAACTCTGGTCAACGCCGATGCAACGTTGGATTCCAATCGGTGTTCACCCTATGATGTTTATTTCGATGACAGACGAATTCTACACGTGGCTGACACCTGAGGGGTTGTTTCATGCGTGCGTGGATGATACAAGGAGTATGCGAAGGAAATACTGGGAGCACGTGGTTGTTAAACGAATGCATTGTTTTGTGCATCATTGATGCGAGTGCGTTTTGGTTGTTTTACAATTCAATGGTAGATGTTGGTCGATGATCTGTGTAAACCGTTGACGATTTCGCGATGTTGTAGATCCGCAAGTGCATGTCACCTATTTAACACGTGACGTATGTATCACCAAAGGCACTAAAACGTGGAGACAACGTAGCGATCATTGCACCCGCTTCTCCGTTCAAATCAGATGAACTGGTCGCGGGGTTGGACATCGTCAGGGAGTGTGGATTGGAACCTGTCTTGGGTCCCAACGTTCGTCGTCTAAGGACGATCGATATTCACGCCGCTCCGCTGATGGAACGCGTTGAGGAGCTGATGTGGGCGTACACCGACCCATCGATCTCAGGCGTCATTACGGTCACGGGTGGAATGGGTTGCGGTGAAACGTTGCCGTACCTTGACTTCGGTGCGATAAGAAGGTCGCGTCGAGTGTTGCTGGGAATAAGCGACATAACGGCGTTGAACAATGGAATTCTTTCGGGAGCTGAGTTGATCACTATCAACGGTCAATATCCATCGATTCGCGTCGATAAGGGCGATTCAGTGCGAGAGGCCGACAGCGAATCGCTTAGGACGGTGCTCGATCTCATGATGAGCGGCAAGACATGGCACGACGAGCCGTTCCGTATGAACCAACAGCTACCACGAACGGTGTCACCAGGTCGGGCCAGTGGGCACGTGATCGGTGGCAACCTCGACACGTTTTGCACGTTGATCGGAACGCCGTTCCTTCCAAGGCTGGACGGTGCAGTTCTATTTATCGAAGACGTACATAAACAAGGTGAAGCGATCGCGAGGTTATTAATACATTGTAAGCTTGCTGGAGTGTTTGATAGAATAGCCGGCATCGTCGTTGGAGAGTTCATTGATGTACCAAAGAAGGAAGAAGCTAGAGAACCTTCGATTGACGACGTAATTCAACAATACCTTTCCAATGGTCCGCCTTGTTCGTTTGGGTATAGCTTCAGTCATGGTGACATCACGATTCCAATTCCGATCGGTTCTCAGTGTGAGATGGACGCAGACACAGGAGAAGTTTCGTTCGATTTTTCAATGTTGTAAACTTTGATTTTGTGATGTATTAATTTTAGCATGAAGTGTAAATGTTGTACAAATGATTTTGTACCATGGACACGAAAACGTTGTTGTAAGTTAATAAAAACGTTTTGTCTTGAATGTTGTCGCGATGGATTATATAGAATAATATTTGATTGTGTTTGTTGTAATAAACACGTTGATAAATGGCAAAAGAGTTTTCCTTCGCCGGTAAAGAGAAAATTTTGTTCACCAAGCTGTAAAAATGCACGGGAGCATGCTAACGGTATTAGACGTAATTACATTGACAATTCATTTAAAAACGGCAAGACATACGAAGAATTATATGGAATAGAAAAGGCAAAAGAACTTCGCGAATTGAAGTCTAAACAGACGAAGGGTAAAACATACGAAGAGATTCACGGAATAGAACTTGCATCCGAACTTCGAAAAATTCGTTCTGAACGTTTTACGGGTGAAAAGCATCCAATGTTCGGAAAGCACCACACGAAAGAAACGTTGGCTAAACTTTCATTAGCACATTTAGGCGAAAATAATGCAATGTACGGCAAGGTTGTGCCAATAATGAGCTTTCGTGGCAAGTGCGGCATGTTTTGTAATATACCATTTCGTTCAACGTTTGAACTTGCGTTGTTAATACAATCGTCCAATGAACGTTGGATTGAATTCGTAACAGCTGAACCATTTCATATCAAATA